ATTCTTTGAGGTCGTAAAGTATAACAAAACATTGTTTGTCTATTAATATTTTGAATAAATTGCTAATAAAATTTTTTTGGTCAAGAATTTTATCTACAATGAAAAATATTTCATCTATGACAAAACCTATAGAAATAATTTTTGATAATTCATGATCAGGCTTTAATGATAAAATGATATTCTTATCTTTAGCTTCATATATTTTATTTAAAAGTAAAATTTCATTGTAGTTATGTATAATTTCCATAATAAAACCTTAAAGTATAGAGTAGTTTATTACCTTCCCCCTTCCCTCTTAGGATTTTAAACCAGCTTTACCCTATTTTTAAACTATCATGTATTGCCATCGATGGTATTGTTCCCAAATAATTCATCATCATTTCATTTGCAGATAATGGTCTATTGAATATTCTTGTCATACCAACCGTACCTGTAATTCCTGAACTTGCTAAATCTAAATCTTTTCCTATGAGCAATCTTGTATCAGAATTAACTGCTGGAAATGAATTTATAGAGGCACTAAAAGAGGCACTATTTCCGTTAATATAAACAAAACCACCTGATTCACTACCTGTAGTATTATGAACAACAGCCCCAATATGATACCATCTGCCAATATCCATAAAACCAGCAGTTACTGAACTAGCTCCAACTTTTAATCTAACTGTTCCGCTCTCTTCCTTAAGTGAAATTACTTCTGTACCGCTGCTGCCAACAGATAAAATATTTGTGTTTCCTGTAGCTGCTAATTTAATATGGGTCATTACAGAAAATCCATTTGCAGTAGATGCATTAAAATGATGACTGCTTAAGCTTTCAATCCAAGAAGTACCATCTAATCTAAAACCACCATCGCATGGAGAATATGTAAATCCTGTAATTGTTGCGCTTGTTCCATCCCCAGATGCCGTTCCTTTAATATCTGCTGAAATAGAATTATTTGATCTATCTTCAATTCCAGTTATTTGAGAAGAAAGTTCTTGCCTATTATATGTGTATAACAATACCTGACTTTTACCTGTAGTTCCATCAGGAGGTGTTTGTTCAGGGGCAGGTCTAAAACCTGTACCAATATAATTCAAATCATTATTTATTTTTGTTAAACCTGTTATTGAAATATCACCAACATTAATGTTATTATCTTTAATAATAACATCTACCCTATTAGATTTTGTTATTACTGTAGATATTGTATATTGATTTTGAGATGCAGTTGTTGTATTTGCAGCTGTCCCAATACCACCTGTTATAGACTCTGGAAGAAGTTCTTTTGAACCAGTTGTGCTATTTAAATTTGCTGATGTTCCCCAATGAAAACTAAGCAAGCCAGAAGCAGCTTCATTTTTTTCTTTTACTATTCTAGATATAGCAACAAATTCATTTCCTGTAAGAGATTTGTTTGTTACTAAGACAAATACTGGCTGTTCATTATAGTCACCAGCATTTGTTAAAAATTTTACCTTATTTTCAATGAGAAAATTTGTCGTATCCATTTAAATTCCTAATCTAATATAGGCCAAATCATTTGACCTGATTTTCTTGTTCTGCTTGCACCTACAAATGATGATGAATAATCACCTTCTGAAACTTGAAGACCATCAATTTGCCATAATGAACCAGCATTGTTACTAGCATTTAAACCTATCACTGTTACTTTTCCAGTTAATGTAGCTCCACCCAATGTATTTCTAACTATAATTGGTTCCCATGTTGTAGCATTAGAAACTGCTGTAATTGATGTTGAAGAATTACCTAAATCAAATGTTACTCTAGCTGATACTGATCCAGAAATAGTTCTATATCTAAGACTTAAAGAATATGTATTATTTTGATATAATAATGCTGAATTTGAAACATTTATAGAGGCACCAGTATCAGCAGATACTGTGTTAATTTTAATTCCTGATGCACCATAAAAAATGTTATTGTTTTCTTGAGTTATTGTAACATTACTACCTGTTGTTGCCCAGGAATTAAACTCATCCTTGATTAAATTTTCGTTACCTATTTCTAATTTTAGAGTATTATCTTGAGGATCTAATACTAATAATCCACCATAATCTTGATTACCGCCTAATAAATTCTTTAAATCACCAGAAGCTGATAACCCATTTATGATTGTTGTTTCAGAGGAAATATTATCTGACCCTTCAAATCCTGATGGTGTTCCATGATGACTATTCGGTGTTGAGTCCACTATTGATGCAGATATTGCAGAAAATAATTGAAATGCAGACACTGTTTCAAAACGCCACCATGCAGCCAATGTATCAGCCGAAGGTTGAAATTCATTTAATGGTGGAGATAAATCTTCAGGAGCTTGACCAATTGCAGTTACAGCACCAATTTGCCCATATGCTGTTGTAGAACCTGTATCAAGCCATAATCTTACTTCATCTAATCTACCACCAAAATTTATAGCTCTTTCACCAAGAAGAGTTCCTGTTATAGATGATGCGGTAGGTAATTGTATTGTTTGAGTTTTATCAAGAACTCTATTTATGTATATTTTTGCTGTTTGGGCACCTGATGCATATTCACAAGCAATATGATGCCAATCAGTTGTATTAATACTAGCATCTGAAGTTACAACAAAAGAGTGATCTTGGTCATGATTTATTCTGAATTCTATATAATGCAATCCACCTGTTAAAATAACACTTCCAATATAAAAACCATCAAAACCAGAAGTAGTTGCACTATTAGATCTCATTATAGATACGTCAAAAAAAGTACTTCTAGCTGCACCAGTAACATTATGCTTAATAAATGCATCAAATGAAACATTATTTGCAGAAGCACCAGATACACCAATATCTTGCGCAAGTATGATATTACCAAATGTTAATGAATCATCAATAGCATCAAGCGGAATAGATACATTTGATAATGGTCCTGGTGTATCGCTATTTAAATCTATAGTTTCAGGATCCTCAATTAATCTATTGAATAATGTTTGATATTCGCCAGTAGCCCCGACGTTTATAAACTTAAAAGCCATTATTTTTCCTTATATATCAAGTTGAACTCTAATTGTTACGGGGATGTCAGTTGATTTTCTCATTGGTCTTGTTAATTTTCCCACTGCTAATAAATTATTATCATCATCGTATAATCCTATTGATGAAATATGAGGTTGCCAAGCAATACCACTTGAAACTAAATCTGGAAAGAATTCAGCATTATTTGAGCTACCTGTCAATCCACCAGTCATATAATTTCCACCGGCAGTAATATTAAATGCTGAAGGATTTAAAGTAAAATTCATTTCATTTGGTTGGCATTTACAAAATACGCTTAATTCTGTATTTTGAACAATTGCTCTATATTTTAATGATGTAATTGATTGAACTATGCTTGTCAATGATGATGATGCAGATGTAACAACAAACATTCCTTCATCATTAAGAAATGCGCCATAAGTAACACCATTGCTCTTTCTTACTAATGCTCCAGAACCAGAATCATAATAATCATCTGCATGTGCGCCAGTTACTGCTGCAGTTAATGATCCATTTTTTATCTTAACATCAAAAAATCTTTTTTTCAATTGATAGATTCCAATATTACCAGTAAGACCCGTATAGCTTTCTTCAAAACCCCTATTGAATAATGTCATTCTTGTAGAATAATATGAACTAGAATTGCTGCCAGTTAAGCTTGCAGTTACTGAACAAACAGATGTAGCTAATGTATCAGCAGTCGTTATTGTCAATAATCTTGATGTTTCAAAATCAGTGTAAATAACATCAGAAGCCTGTAACGAAACATAAGCATTTTCAATATCTTTGTTCGTTATTATAGGTAATGTTGGAGGTCCTAAAGCCATTATAGTTTTATCTTTATTTTTTTTCCATCGCTAGATGAAAATATGATTGTTTTAACTAAAAATTTTCTATCTCTAAATTCATCAATTCCTACGTATTTTTTTCCTATTCCTGGTTGAACATATCCTATTGTAACATGCGGCTTATAATCAGGCCAACTATTTTCATTTTTTATATTTTTATCTAAGGTATAATGCATTTTATGTAGCATTTCACCATGAACATCAATTTTTATAACATCGTAATTATCAGCATTAAAAATTGATAATTTACCAAGAAATACTTCAAATGGTTTAAATTTCTTTAATATCTGTCTTGTTTTTATTGGCTCTTCTTCATGCAGGCCATATAGCACTGTACAATGAATATCATCTTCTCTTCCATAAGAATCATCTTGGGGATCTTCATATATTTCATTATTAGGAATATTATCATTTCCCCATTTTATCAATTCTCTTGCAAAATTTAATGGAAAATTTGCTTGTGTTGAACTATAACTATAACTACCTTTCATTTTTTTCATTCAACTTTCTTAGTTTCATGTTAAAAATCCAATTTTGTTTGTATTTCTACTTTACTTGTTTCATCTTTTCTAACTGGCACTGATAATTTTCCAATAGCTACTAATTCACCTGTATCATTGTATAAGCCAACAGACGTAATATAACCAGCAGGTTCATCTAATATTGTTCCACCACTTTCAACATCTACACCAGCTGGATTTTCAGTAAAATTAAATTCATTTCCTTCACCAACAGCATTTAATAATAATCTACCTCTGTTATCTATTGAATTAAATACAAAACGTTCAACATTTAATGCAGCGTTATTAGTTCCTGTTACTGAAAAACCAAAATCACCAGTTGTCCCAGATGCTGGCCATAAAAAATTCATTCTAGCATTAGTATCATCAGCATCTAAAACTATAACACCTAAATCATAATAAATTATACCTACTCTAATTTGTGTACCATCTGCAGCCCTTCTAATTATTCTTCCTTGCTTAAGATCATTATCAATAACATTATTTTCTGGGATGTCTATGTATAAATATGTTCTTGGATTTGCAGATAAGGATGTATCAACTATTGTATTTCCTTGAGCAGTTACAGTGAAATCTGTATAATCAAATAATTCAATTTTTGATTCACCTATCAAGCTACCAGTATTAGAATTTTGTGATACATCTGCAGCAGTTATAGTATTTCTTTTATTAAAATTCCACCAACCAATTAAATTAGTACCTAATGTGCCTGTTAATGAATTATCCTTGAAATTATTAAATGATAAACCTGCTGAGCTTGTAGCATTTACAATTTTTTCAACCGATTGCTTAATTCCAGTAGTTCCATCTGTAAATCTTTGATTCCATATTCTTATATGTTGTATTTGACCATCAAAACCACCTTCAATACGAGGATTATTAGCATTTAATAATGAGCCTCTATCTCCAATCGTATCTTCTTTGCCATCTCTATTGAAATTTGATATACCAAAATACAGATTATTACCAGAAGGTGAAGCATCTTGAGTATCAACATATTCTATTGCACTTGTTCTAATTGGTATTCTTTGTTCAAACATATTTGCTTGAATAACAGGGCCACCAGCAGAATCAGCACCACCTCTTCTTGGATCTACTTGTTCTTTGTTAAGTAATTTAAATCCATCAATATAGCCAAATACTGCTCCAGCACCAGATTCAATTGTTGTGCTTTTATCAACTCCTGAAATTCCCCAAGAAACTATTAAATGATGAAATCTTCCATCAAATAAATTTATTCCTACGTCACTTGGAATGAATAAACCTGATGCTTGAATATCATTTTTTGCAAAATCTTCTGAAAATGTATCATTAGCTGTAACTGATCTTATATAGAATCTAAATGCATTTTGAACATTATCTGCTGATTTTGTTAACTCTAATTTTAAAAATGAATTTTGTGTTTCTACAGTTGCACCAGCCCAAGCTTCAGAAGAAAGTCTTCTCCATAATATAACTGAATTTTCTTTGTATGGTCTAATTATAGCTTCAATTGTTAAACCACTTGTCGCAGTATCTAAACTTGTGCTTTCAGCCCAAGGAACACCAAAAAATGATTTATCGGTTGTCCCAATATCACCGCCAAATGGATTTTTTAGATCTAATGCAGTAACTAATCCTGTTGATGCACCTGCAACAATTCCTGTTGCAGAAGTATTAGAAAGATTCATTTCCATTCTAACAGAATTAGGTTCTATAGATGATCTAAACAAATCCCTTCTTAACGTAATTAATCTAATAACTGAAATACTTGACGCTGTGCTTGTGCTTTGTAATGCAGTTATACCTGCAACATAAGAATTATCGTTCCTATATAAATATCCATGAGTATAATTGAATATAGATTGATGAGATGCTGTAGCTGCATTATTGCTTGAACTTTTAAATTCTTGATCTGGGGCAGAAAGAAAAATACCTGATGTTCTTTCTGCTGTTAACGAACTACCTGGAACTGTTGATTTATCAAATAAAAATTGATACTTAAGTTCTTTAGTTAATGTTAAACCAAATGATGGAGGTGTATCAACATCGAAGAATGAAATCTTCCCTAATGAACGAATTCCAGTAAAAAAATGAACATGCGTCGCAGTAGGACTTCCAGTAGAAATACTCAAGTTTTGCCTATTATCAAATGAAATAGGTACAATATCTGAATCGCTGAATGCTTTAAACATTTATTTTTTTACCTTAAAATCAATACTGTAATTGGACGCCGAGTGTTAACTCATCTGCAAAGGTCTTCTTAATAGGCGCTGAAACTTTTCCAACTGCTAATAAAGAACCATCATCGTGGTATAAACCAACTGTTGTAACCCATGTTCTTGGATTGGCAGTTAATGATCCAGTGATTGTTCCTTCTACGGCATTAGAAATTGCAGTAGGATTATTGGTATAATTCATTTCCTTATTAAACGCTCTGCAATAAAAAGTTGTTCTTTTTAAAATGTTTAAAGATTTCCATGATAATGAAGTACAAACTATCTTACCGGCGCTAGCTGATCCAAATGTAAATCCTGAAGCAGATTCAACTAAGAAATGAGGCCATCCAGTTCCACCATGAAAAATCATAGAACCAGATTCATAAAACACTGTTCCTACTATATTGGATGTATTTCCTTGAGATACTAATGCACCTTTTCTGCCAACTGATGCAGTAATACTTGTTTCTGGAATATCAATATAAGTATTATTTCCAGATGTTCCAAATGCAAATACAGCTGTCAATGTTCCTGAAACAACTGCATCATCCATTGTTGTCCTGCCAATCTGAATAGCTCTTGTTATTCCAGTTGTAGTAGTTTGATCATGTGCAACTGGTACTACATTTCCTCCAGTTGATGAAAAATAGTAATGTGAAATATGTCTGATTGTAGAGCTTAATGGAATTGTCGTAGCTGTTCCTTGTGCATTTGCTAAAAATCCTGTACTAGAGTTTTCTGATACAAATGCTGAAACATTTCTATTTTGTGCTGCAGACAATGCAGTAATTTCAAAAGCAGTTTTTGTTTCTACTGTTTCATCTGCAACATCTTTATTTGTATCTAATTGTACGAAAGACATTATTAATTCACCCCTTAACTTGCGCTTGCGCTAACTGTTAATTCAAATTCTGCTCTAGCACCAGTGTTAATACCTGTTACATCTATTTTTACGAGGCCTGATTTAGAACCAGCATTTACGCCTGTTAAAATTTGAAATGTACCTATTCCATCTTCAGGTTCAGCCTTTGAATTATTTAATTTGCTAATATCAGAATCTCTTGATACCGCTGTCCATCCTTGAAGATCTTCACCATTATTAGTTGAAACAGTTAATGTCACTGTGTCACTGAAATCTGATGTTGCTTTAGATGGGCTAAGCGTTAATGTTGCTATTTTAAGTGAACCTTTTGGCAATGAAATTAGCCTATATAATAATGCAACTGATTCATTTGAAACAGGTTCTAATAATGGAAGATTATTAACATCAGCATCTGGATCTGAAGCATTTGCATCATAAAGTTGATAATTAATTTCATCATCTCCAAATGCGAATTTAGATATTTTAAATGAGCCATCATTTTTTGCTAATAGCTCTCTTCCTTTTCTTGTTAAAATAGCATCAATTACTGCAGTGCTGCTGTCCAGAAATGCCATTATTTACTCCTTATTTATAAACGTATAAAGCTACTGAAGGTTTACCAGCTAATTGTCTTAATTTTGCTTCTGCAGCTTGTACATATTTTAATTGAACATGCCCTAAAATTGTTCCACGACCAATTTCTTTTCTGTTTTGATCATGAATAAAACTTCGTTCATCACCTATCTTATGATTAGATGCATCGCTACCTTTTGATGGATCGCCAGCTCCTGCAATAGCTATTGTTTTATCTTTTTTAATTGCACCATATGGGTCAGCCTTAAATTTGACAAGCGTAATCCACCCACCACCCTTACTATCGCTAAGCCAATCACTTACAAATTCATTTTTTTCTGGCTGAGCAAATTTTAAAGAAGATCTAGTAGTTAAAATAGGATCACCCTTATCGGTAAACGCATCCCATCTTTCCCGTCTTGGTTTACCAGGTCTTTCATTTAACATTTTCTCTTTAAGTACTTCCTTAATCAATGCTTTAATTTCTGATTTTTTAATTTTCAATTTATTCCTCCAGTATTATAAATATCAATATGATTTACTTTTCTTCTTCTTTAGACTTTTTAGTTTGTTGTTTTTTTGATTGTCTTTTTGCAGGTTCTTTTTTTTCTACAACAATATTAGATGTTTTATAATCTACTATACCGAAGCTATTTTTAAAACCTGCATCATCTACAGTTTCTATAATATGACTATCATGTACTTTTGCTAAATTTTTATATACTGAAGGCGTTTTCATAGCAGTTGCTGACTTGCATTCTACACAATGCAGAACTATTAAGCAATCATCTAATTTTTTTGATATTGCATCCCAAATTTTATCTGTTCTATCATGATTTTCACCAATGAATATCATTTTCTTATTAGCAACAACATCAGACAAAACTTTATTTAACATTTTTGCATCACTTACAAATACAAATTCTACATTTTCACTTAAGTGATTAAGATTAACCATATCTTGCGCAGTTGGTTCAATATCTCTTCCAAAATCTACAGATGTAACATTTCCTTCTATATCAATTAAATCTTTAGTAGCCTGGGCAAGCCATAATGTTGCAAAGCCACCAAATGTACCTACTTCTAAAATATTATCGCATTTATTTTCTAATGCAATACCGTATAATGTTTGCCCTTCTTCAATTGTAATTTGTCTTGCTGATTTAAACTTTAAATCTGGATAGTTCATTTAAACTCCTTTATGTGTTTATTTTTTCCCCGCCTTGGCCACCAGCTAATTCATCAAATAATTCTTGCCTATTACCAATAGCCACTCTTAAAATTCTTATGCTGTTATTGAACAAATTTGTAACATTTATATTCACTATACCAATTTCACCTGAAAGTGAATTTGCGTCAGCAGTAAATGATTTTACAACATCTGCTAATTGTAATTTCATTTGTATTTTCTTTGTATCAATTTTTGTTGTAAATTCTGTATCCTTTCCTTCTATTACTCTGCCTTTTCCATTGTCAATATCACCAATTACCGCTTTAAAATAATTTGTTCCATCTGCAGAAGATGGGAATTCAAATTTAAGGGCTGGAACTTGTGTTAAGAATGGTTTTCCAGATTTCAATAAAGTTATTTCGCCATTTATATTTGCGTTAATAGCTGAGGCACCAGCAGTTGGTGAAATAAGTAATCTACTTAATGTAATTTGAACATCTGTTTCAGCAGTATTAGAAGGTGTAACTTTTGCAGGTAAAAATCTGCCTATTCTTGTTTGCGAAAATCTTGGTATGCTGAATGAATCACCATTTCTATTTGATAATGTCTTAATTGCTTGGCTGCCAGTTAATGACCTGTTAATAAATTTTTGAATCCTATCTTTTTTTTGGAACCCTTGAAAATTTGCAGTTGTAGATGCAGAGGCTGCAGTAGTGTCTAATTCAAGAAAATGTGTGTTAATTTTTACTGATGTTGGCGATATTGTATTTATTCCATATTCTTGCCTTTCTTCTTTTGGCCTATGTAAAATATGAGGTTCAATTAAAATACCTTCAGATAATATGACAGATTTAGCAGGTAAAAATTGTCTCATAAATGGAAATATGCTACACATCACATCATTGAAATTATCCATAACATCAATAAATGTATTAAAATCACCAATATGCTGTGCTGCAGCTGAAAGACCAGAGCCTGACTCTAATCCTTCAGACATAACAGTTCCATATCTTGTCATAACATCATTTAATGTAGCTGTAATAGGGCCATTATATCCAGGCTTATACAAATCTGCTGGATCACCCATTAATTCTTTAATATTCAATTCTTGAATTGTATTTCTTATGTCTCTATTTATTGCATTTACTGGGGTCATGTGCATAGATATATTGCCGCTATCTGCAATATCATTTTCAGTATCAGTTTGTCTTACTTTATCATTATCAACAGTAAGTCCAGTAGGATACCAACTTGAAATTTTAGGCATATTAGAAAAAACTCTATACCTTTTATCAGTTTGGTTAGCAAAATTAATTGGTGTTGCAGTATTAGCTGCAGTAGTAGAATCTACAATAAAATTATGACTTGCTGGAATAACTCTATTTTCCTTTAATTTGTAATGTGCTGATAAACTACCATATGTTGCTGATAATGATGCAGTTGAATTACAAAAAGATGCTGATTCAAAATTCCTTGTTTGTTCTCTTAAATCTTCAGGATCTAAAGCAACGCTCCAAATTCTTACTTCATGCATATAGCCACTAAATGAACCAGATCCAGGAAAATAACCACCAAATGCTGAAGCACCTGCTGATGAATAAAATGATTCATCTCTCATGCTACCAGTTGAGCCTGAATTCATTATAACTACATCATCACCGCCTGAACCAGACCCAGAAACAACCATTGCATAAACTTTCACTGTAGCGTCATCTCTTGTAACTGCTACATTCAAAAATTTATCTTTAGTTTGAATAAATGAAGATATTGAACTTTGTGTTGTGCTAGCAGTTGTTGTTCCTGTTGTAATAAAATGAACATTTCCAGATGCATCTAATTTTATTTTATACAATGGGTGAACAAATAGCATATGCTCAGTAGCTGAAGTAGCTGAAACCCTCATTTGTATTGTAAAATTAGCGGATGGTGCAAAATCAAATGCTGATAATGTTCCTGTAGGGGCTTGTACATAAACATCCCCTGTTGAAAATAATGTAGGAGTATCAACTTCCTCTCTAACTTTTACTAAGCGATCTCTATTTAAAAATGAATATTCATCAACCTTCAAGAAGTTATGATCTATACCATATATTCTGCCAATGGCATCAATTACTTCTTTTGTTCCCTTTCTTTTAAGAAGATAAATGAGGTTATTTAAAATTCTATTCCATAAATCGAATGCTATTTCTTGTTTTGGAGCACCAGTTGTTGATTTAGTAAAAAATGATTCAATAGCACTATTCACTGCAGATTGATATAATGTTATACCAAAATGTGCAGCTAAGACTGGAAGAAACTTATTAGGGACTCTATTAACGTCTTCATAACTTGTATGTTTAATATGGGATAACTGATCTGCAAATCCTTTTAGCTCATCCAAAAGATCACCAAATGATTGAAGTAATTTTTCTAATACTTCATTATCATCACCAAAAAATAATACTTCAGGAAGCATATTTTTAAGTTTTGGGCTTCTTGATATTGTTGTTTCTGCAGTAAGCGGATAATCTATATGGTCATTTGAAGAGCCAGAAGTTTTTGTAACAATATCAATATTTTGTTCTTCAAAATCAACTGCTTTACCTGAAATAGAATCTACCACTGCTGCTTGAGATCCTGTTATTGTATTGCTATGTGTTCTATTTACAAATGTAAGAAATATAGTATCACCATCATTATTTGTAGCTGCAGCAGTTAATGTATTTGTTAATGATAATTCATCAAGTACAAATAAATCAAAGCCAGAGGCTTCTTTTTTCCATTTATCAACTGCAAAAATATTCGCAGAAGATAACGATGCCGTATCACCTGCAGAAAGGCCGATAGGATATGTATTTTCTATTTTCTTTAATGTGTTTCTATATTTTCTTAAACCATCACCAAAAAATACATGGTTTGAAAAAAGGTTGTAGTCAATAGATGGCCTAATTCTTTGTCTTTCACCAGTTACTGATAATTCAGCTAAGTTTGAACTTAATGATCCAAACCCTGATAATGATTTTATTAGACTATTAAATGATTGTCCTACTTCTGGCATATTATATTACCCTAAATTTATGTTTATCAGGTTCATCAATAATTATAGTTTCACCACGCATTTGTAATTTAAGAACAGGTTTATAATCAACACCTATGTAAAGATTGTTTGTATCTAATTCAACAAAATTTCCATTAGAATCATGTGATATTTGATAAGCTGGAATTTCTATATCATCTGTTTGCAATTCTCTAAATTCTATTGTACCATCAGTACAGATGAATGTACTTACTGCAGTTGATGCAGCTGTTAGGGCTGTAAATGTTGTTTTATCATCTTTGATATGAATTCTTAGTCTTGCTTTAGCGCCTTTTTCATAGGTTCTTTGAAGATTCTTATATGTTATTCTGTACTTGGATGTTTGAAAATCACTAAATCCTGATGCAGGATCAATCGCAGTAAATACATGAGTATAATTTGCAGTTGGAGATGCTGAAATAAACCAATTATCTTTAAATGATGCATAGTCACTTCCAGTAAGAGGCATTGTTCCAATATTACATTTATATAATCCCTTAGCATGTCTTGCTGCAGTTAATGCAGTATGCAATGCTGAAACTGAAGCGTCACCAGAAACACCGCTAAGTGTAACATTGCCAGGAAATGGACCAGTTCCGTTTAAATCCTGCAGCTGATTGTTTACAATATTATAGAACCATAATTGACCTGTACTATTAAATGAAATTGCTGATCTATCATCCTTAATTTGACCTGGCCATTCAAGCTGAATGTAAGATCTTTTTCTTGTATTTGTTTCTTTTCCATAAAATTTCTTTGTAAATATGCTTGTTGCTGATAATGCACCAGTTTTGATTTCTTGGTTATCAGTCATTTTAATCATGACACCAAAATTTCCTGTATTTCCAGCAAGCCATTCTTTAAACATATTTGTTATATCAACTTTTAAATCTTCTTCACCATGATCAAAAGTTTGTGTAGCAGAATTTGAATCAACTTGAAAAGTTCCACCTGTTGTTGTCCATGCAACTGTTGATTGAGCTGAAACTGCACTTGCATAACCAGTTTGAGATAAGTTATCATTATCTAAACCATCACCTTCATCCCATTCTTGTGTAATTGGATGTACATTAAGATTAAATGACTTTGCTTGTTCATCACCATGTTTAGCATTAAACATATATAAATATGCAGTTACTGTTGTATCAGTTCTTGGATCAACAAGATTACCAGCAGAAATATCAGCTGTCAATGCAGAAAGATTATAACTTGCAACTATTCTAGCAAATTCTTTTCTTCCTTTTATAGAATCAAAAATATTCCACGTTTCAAGAATAGGAGAACCACCAAAATTAGCAGTTAAACTTTTTTCAGTAATCCATGCATCTTTATTTACATATGCTCTTCTTACACTCATTATATTTTCTCAAAATAATATATGCCTGGCGTTGAATCTTGCATCTTAGCATAGCCATATTTTTTAGCAATCATTTCTGCGAATCTTTTATACAATCTTTGTCTTGTTTTTTCTCTTGCTGAAAAACCAAACGTAATCAGTATCAAATATAACTTGAATATTATCAGGTGTATCTGTTGTAACTTTATATGGGTAAGGGTTATCTAATACTTCTTTTAAATACATTATTCACCTCATATTTTTGGTTTACCGAATAATTGTTTGACTACTTTTAACGATCCACCAACAGTTCTTTCATATTTACCATTATCATCAAGCCATTTTATTTTTTTGCCAAGAACCTTTTCAACTTTTTCTTGAGTATCAACAATGTTTATGTTATTGTCTACAAAAATTTCAGCTAAACGATGAGATGCTTCTACAAACCAACCTGATTTTTTTAAGCTGGATAATTTGTGCTTAACCAAGGCGCTCTTTCCTTCTCTGCCGCCATCAGTTCCAGCAAGTACCATTTTATTACCGAATCGTGTTTCTTTATAGATCGTGAATGCATCAGGCATTGGATCTTTATCTACATCTATCAATAAAGAAACCTTATATTTTCCTGTTAGCTCACTCAGGCTTTTTACTATCAGGCCAATGGATTTATATGTATGTTCATACATATCCCATATTTCATTAAGAACATCTTGATCTAATTCTGATAGTTTTTTGATCACCCATTTCTTTTTAGGAACATTGAAATCTTCATTTAGTACTTGTCTTAATTTCATTATATTACTCTACCAATAATATCAAAATCTAAAAAGCGTGTTTCCCAAATTGCATATTCAGGAAATCTTAAGATTCCGTTGTTTGTATGCGCTGCAATATTAAATGCAACATTTGAATATGTTCTTCCATCTAAACTACCTGTTATATTTGTTATATTGAATGATGCTACTGATCTAATTTTGTCAATAGATTGAATTCTTGAAACAATATCAGGTATGACTATAAAATCATTAAAGTTAGAATTGGTTATATCAAATACTCTTCTAAGTTTTAATAATGCTTCTAATAATGCTTCATTTCCATTTACATTTGGTTCTGGAACAATTGAAAAATCTGTTTTGATATTTATTATCTTACCATCTGATAGTTTTACTGAATCAGAAAATGATTTAAATTTGTTTATGTATACACCAATATTATTTTTCAGCGTACCACCAGGAGCCATTAAACGATTATCTGTATCTCTTGATATAAGGAATAATTCTACGCCTAAAGCATTTTCAGGATCTTTTCTTGAATGGGCTCTAAATACTGAACCAAAGCATGCAGGTAAACTTCTTACTAAAACTTGATAGTCTTGTAACGTTACTGCTCTATTTTGTGCGCTAAAGAATGCTGCTGCATTTTCTCTCATCTCTTCTAAAGATTCTCTTTCCGAACCACCAGTAGCTTGTTCTGCATTTGATACCTTCATGTTATGTTCAATAACATTTACTTCTTCTGCAGATAATGATTCAAAATTAGCAGTCTTATATGTTACTGTTCTTTCTCTAAATCTTGTAAGTTGGTTTGAACCAACATTAGTTTCTAAACCTCCACCAAATCTGTAATTAACATCTAATGAAATATTTGCTGGTGCAAAACCTAAACTTTTTGTATCAAGAAATTGAGCTGCGTTAATAGCAGGTGGAGTAAATCCTGATGCAGATCCCCTTAATGTAGGAGGTAAAACAAAATCTTCTGGATTGATTATAACTTCTGAATCTTCTAATGTTAATTTTCCAGAACCAAATCTTATAAGAGTTCTACCAGCAGTCTCTCTTTCAACTGTATATCTTCTTGGTACCCTCTTTGCTTTAAGAACAAATGGTGTATTGCCTGATGTTGATGTATCATTATTTTCGCCAAACATAATTGTATCTTGCGCTAAATGGTCTACTTCAGTCCATTCATTTCCATCAGAACTAGTAATTGAAATAACTTCAGTAATATCTTCATTTGGTAATTCAATTTCTAAGAATGACTTACCAGCACCAACAGTATATACAAATGTTCTTGATTGTCCTGCAACTGCAGAAACTCCTGAAATAGATGCTGTAACAAATGTAGCATCGCTTGTTACTGTTCTATTTGCTGTTAACGAAAAATCAACATCTTCTATGATTTCAAAACTAACGGCAGGTTCTAATTCAGTAGAAACTCTTGTACCTTTATTTATTACAAATAATGATTGCGCAGATGTTGCTTTAGTCATAACGGCACTAATAGAAACATCAACAGTTGCTGGAGTAACAAATCTTGGTTTTCTACCTAATGTTTTTGAAAGTCCTATTATATTTTTTTCTTCAACAGCTCTATTGATAAATGTTTCATTAGCTTGTCTATCAATATGGAATGACATTAAGTCACCAACATACGCAAGCATTTCTAAAAGAGCCATACCGCCTGAAGCTTCATTAAAATCCTGAAAATCATTTGGAAAGTTTTGCTGAATAAATTCCATTAAATTCAGTTTTATACTATCAAAATCTTTTGATAGATAATTTACATTACGAACTTCTTTGAGTTTTTGTGTAGCCATTAATTATTCTCTATCCGCTTATTCTTAATTGAATTGAATCGTTAGCTGTTTCAGCTCTAGTTAATTCATAATCCATCTTTATTAAAATATCATTAGGCTTGAGACTTGGGTCATCATCATCAGTTATGACAGTAACCTTTGTTAAATTAACATGCGGCATCCATTCTCCTAATACTGATCTAATTTCATTTGTTATTCTAAGCCTCATTTCTGCTTTATTTATCTGCCTAAATAGTTCACCTCCATAAGCGGCAATATTTGTTCCTATTCCTGAATTAATAACACGCTCACCTTTTCTAGTAAGGAGCAATATTTTTATGTCCTCTCTTACAGCAGCTAATGTTGTATCATTACCAGCAAAAAAACCTCTATTATGAGCTCTGAGCGGGAATTTAAAATTTATTTGTCCTGGATTATGTGGCATATTTTCCTAATTTATATATTGATGCTTGCTTAAATGATTTGTTATTTCTGTTTTCAGTTCTTGAACTGCTACCTTAGAATCATTAATTCTACCTTGAATTGCAGCAATATCAAAAAATAATGTTTGCGGACCACTTGTATTTCTTTCTGGTATGTCTACTGTAAGATTGAAAGATTCAGTTTCACCTGATGGACCTGTTGATACAGTTATTGTATCTGTATTTACAGTTATTGCTGGAACTGTATGAATATGTGAAAATAATACAAAAGTTAATAGCAAATTAAGATTAATTGAACCATCAATGGCATCTAATAATTTATTAAGCCATTCATTTTGTTTTTCACCCAATACTAATTTTTGAAGTATTTCTTCTGAATCTTCCTTATTTGAAACATTTGCTATAATATCTGCAGCATTTACAACAACATTACCAATATCATCTTCACCAGTTAAACTTCTTCCTGTTATTTTTTGAATTTCTGTATTTGCAACATGAATACTTTTAGTTAATGTATCACCTATCGATGCGCTATTAGATGCATTATAATGACGTCTTTCTTTTATTCCAGATTCAAGAACACCACTTTCATTATTTTCTCCATCAAACGAATGTCTAACAAATGAATCACTTCTTCCTTGCTGAACAACATCCCCTGGTTTTAATGGAACTGAAAAAACTCTTTTCCTTGTTTGTGTAACTGGTTTTTGAATATTTTCAACTTTAAATGGAAATTGATATCTATCTTGAGGACTTTGATCTGAATTGACTTCCCTTGCTAATGTTTTACTTAAAAAATCTGTATCTTGAACTTTAGATATCCAAAATCCTTGAGATTTTCTTGTGCTACTTTCTCTCATTATCCATACTTCTTCACCAATTTCTGGAAGTACTATATTATGAATTGACATTAACGGTGGATACCAATCTAATGTATCTGAATAAGGATCATTGCTACTTACGTTTTCACCTATAATCTTTACTTGTAAGCTTCCAGGCGGAATTATAAAAGAACTTTGTCCGTTATTAGTATTTACATCTACCCTTATAACAATACTTCTTCTTAAAATGAATTGAGCATTTTCATGCTTTTCCCAACCTAACGCAGAAGCATATGTTTTTTTTACAAATTTCTTACCAGGATAATATATTTCATCTAGTTTAGGCATTTTCTTCAATCTCTTTTATTTTTACACCCTTGCTATTTAAATCTTTTTCTAAAGACATAATTTCATTTTCAACTCTTATCATAGCTTCTGATGTTGATTGAAAAACTTCTAATAGCTCTTGGTAAATTTGTAATCTTTCTACATAACGTTCAGCAATTTCTTTTGTGTTATTAGCGTTTAATGAACCCATTTAATAGTTACCGTAATAATCTTCCTTAAGATCGCAATATACATTTTTTAGTTTATTCAATGTTCTTGTAATTTTTCTAGATTCTAAACCTGTGCCCTCTTTTATGTACACGTATATTTGTTTCTTTTTATAAATATCCATTGACTTATAATTATGTAGAAGATTAGATACAATGCTTATAACAGCCTTATCGTCATTGCTAAGATTGACTTTGCTATCCATCAAAGCACTCACGCTTTCTGAAAGTAATTTTATAAATTCAATATCTTCTTCAGATTTTTTCTTTACCTTGTATTCATTAATGCTAAGCGTTTGTATCAAACCAATTTGGGCATCTTCATCTATATGAATTTTCTTTTTTGCAGCATTGGTTCTTTGTATAAACCAATTTTTTACTGTTGTACCAAAAAATGAAAATGATTTTGTACCTCTTTCAGGTTTAAATTTACATATTCTTTCATAAAGATGAATTAAGAGATCATGCTCTATGTTTTCCTTATCGCCAAGTATTTTGTTAAAATTAAATGTATAGAATATGTTTTCTATCAATTTTTTAAATGCATCTTGGATGATGTTTATATAAATATCATGTCTTTCAGTTATACTATCAGATGCTATATAGTCTTTTATAGCTTGTTCTTGGGGCTGAGCCCAATACATATTTTTTCTTTGTTTTTCCATGTAATTCCCTATTTTTTAATGTTTCCTTAATACTATTATAATAAAGGGGAAAATTAAGTTTAAACTATATGATCAAACTTTTTAACACGATAAGTTGCACTATCGAAATATGCCAAAAACCATTTCATCACAATTCTCCAGTTCTATATAAATAATTCTGAGTTATGTTCTTCATTAACATGTTTTGAATACAATTGTTTTTTGCTAGTATTGAATGGTTTTTTTAAGCCAGCTTCTATTACTGTTATAAAAGAGTCTTTATTTAATTGTTCAGTTACAGTCAATATATTATACACACCTTCTAATTTTTTTATTACACCACGAATACCTATCAAATTATAAGCATTTATTCCAACCGTGCCATGAATGGTTATTGAAGTTCTTTTTAAATAAAGACCTAATAATTTACCGAATGTATCTGCATCTTTAGATAATGCTCTTAATATCCTTCTGTAATTTCTAGTATCTTGTGATACAAGTTTATCAATAACTGAAGGCGCATCTATTGTAACTGCTTTGCCATCTTTTGGTTTTGCTTCTTCAATTATTTTTAATATGTCATCATCTAATCCTTCTCTTCTAAACGCATCCGCATATTTTCCAGTTGTTAGATCTTCTATAGTGTCATTTAATGGAACAGGTAATTTATAAAGTTCAAAAGCATTTGGGTCTAATTTAGATGACAAATCCATTGAATAACATAATGAATTAGATACACCAAAATTTATAAACATTGTTGAATCTGCAGACCTATCATTTAAATTGCTTTGTCTCTCTATTTCTATTTCTAAGCCATCAACATTAACGCTTGGTACAAAAACATGTAAAACTCCATCAACTGTTTTAGTTGACACCTGTACATTTGGTACTGCAACTATAGAACTATCAGTAACTGATCTAATCATATCTAAAACAGGTAAATCAGGGGTATCTATGATTAGATCTACTGCAGCCTTATCTAATGGCAATTGAAAAACATTGAATAGGCTTTTTGATGCAGTAGTTTTTGAATCCCCTTCTGGATCATAAAATTTTTGATAATATGTAGCTAATGCATTGTTTTGTTCTATATCTTGATAAGCAAGACTAACATTAATATTTTCGCCATCTCTTGATACAGCGTCTTTTAATGCCTCTAAAACCCAGCCAAGATGATAATATGTATCTTTACTTTCTCTTGATGAACCAGTCCTTACTTCTGTTTTAAGTTCTTTTCTCTCCTCATCAGTCATATCATCAATAGTTGTTTGAGAAACTTCGTTTCCATTAGAATCTACAGTTATTGTTTCTTGCGTCTTTCTGTCTATAAATACTTGTATCTTAGGTTTTTTTAAATTAGGGTCTTTAGCAATTAGTTTCTCAATTTTTACTGGACGCACATTTGGATCATTTGAAATTCTTTTTGAATCAGAATTTAATAATTCTGATGGTATTGTTTCAGAATCGAGAAACTGTTTAATTCTTATAGCTACACCAGAACTTTTAATAAATGTTAATGCTGCATTATTAGGAGTTGAAAATGTAAGTGATGTATCAATATGGCCTTTATCATCAAATGAAAAATCAAATTTATATAGTTTACATAATTCACCTTTCCAAAAACCATTATTTTTAGATTTAAGATCTATTATATTAGTTCCGAGTGTCTTAAATAGCGGAGGCCCAGTAAACAATCCAGATTCAGCTGCTGTCCAACCATACATTAAAAGATATACTGAATTTAATGAAATTAGTTGCCCATATGTTGGATCAAGATCAAATATATCTGGATTCATTATAGTCATTTTCATGCTATATCTAATGTTAAATGCTTCCTTTGTGCCCCTTGTTATTTCTAATGAATTAATACCTGCTCCACCTTTTTGATTACCGGATTGTAATTGAGACTCTATCTTACCAATAACTGCACCCTTTATACTAGTATTAGCATTTGTATCGCTAAATACACTTGACCTATTATTTTTAAATTTGAAATCAAGTAAATCCATTTTATTTTTTTCTGGATCAGTATAGCTTTCTAAGTCATTATTATCAAACAATGCTACTAAATTAACAAATGGCACAAGCTTAGAGAGTTCTAAACTACTTGAATTTATTCTACTATTCCACCCATGTATTATTTCTTCTTCTACGTTAAAAATTGTTGAAGACATTATGAATCATCTACCTTTGTTTGAATATGATTTAAGATATTATTGATGTTGGTTGGTATTCTTAATTTTGTTCCTGGAAGTACTGTAGAACCAAAAGGAAGATGAATATCATTTAATAAGCATATCGCCCACCAGTATCTTCCATCGCCTAAATATTGTGCAGCTAATTGGTCTAATTTTTGTCCATCTTGAAAATTTATAATTACATCATTATTATCATCTATTAAATCAACTGCTTTTATAGGTGGAAATGTTTCTAATCTTGGTTTTCTTTTTTTTCTATCTCTTACATTAAGAAATTTTTCGTATCTTGATATGGCCATTATCCTTTCCTTCTAAGAAAGTCAACATAAGATTCAGATTCAGTTCCTTTATCGCCAGATGGTTGAGATATTAATTGACCGCCATCTTCTTTTGTAGTAGTAACACCTGCTTGAAGGCCCCAATAAAAATCAAAATTCCTATCTGGAAGCGCTGCATGGATAACTTGATAGCTTAGTTGTGCTTGACATGTTACTGGCATTCTTACACCCTTTGTTAATTCCCATTTACCACCTGCACCTCCATGATCCCAATTATAAGTAAGGCTCCTAATATAACCAGGAATCCTGCTAAATATATCACCAATTGTAAGTCTAAGTAACGGTCCAGTTTTTACTCTATTCACATTAAAATCTGTATCAATATCAAATTGCCCATAACATTGTTGTGCTAACCAATTTGTTCTTTCATATACATTTTGCAATTCTCTCATTGAATTAGCAAAAATAACAAACTGAATATCTAATGTTCTATCAGTTTCAGAATATGTATAAATCTTTTCTGTCCTTCCAAAAAAAGACTTAGGTGTCCAGTTTGGTTGAAAACCTTCTTGCATTTGATTTAATGTTGCCTGTAAAAAACAATATTGTTTAAAATCACCATCTCCACCCCTATTCTCTGTTTCAAACATAAATGGAAAATATTGATTTTCTGCATGGCCAATAGATTCAATTGCACCAGGAGCATTAGCATCTTCCGAACTTAGAAAGTCTAAAAATCGGGCAAAATCTCCGTGGAATTTGTTGAAAACTCCACTGGTGATGTCTTGTGTAAGTGCTTGTTGATTTGAATTTATTACTGCTGGATTTAATTTATCAGAATTAACATTTATGTTATTTGTAAATCCTCTGTCATGCTTATCAGAATTTAAATATGCTTCATCATCTGAAAATTTAAATGCTTTTGTACCATATATATCAGGCTCTTGAATTTCTCTAATTGAAGTTCCGCCCATTACGCCTTCTGGAATTGATGGGTCATTTCCAGCATTGTTGTTATTAATGTATGTATTTTTAAATGTATCTACATTAGATAAGTTATCTCCTGGTAGTAATAAATTTTGTTGCAACATAATATCTAATGATTCTTTTTTTCTTATTGGCGTTGGAGGCCTATTAAATGCAGATGAATATGCGGTAGTCAATGCTCTTGATTGAGAATTTGTAGTTAGATAATCTATGAAGTCCCAAAAACCTAATCTACCTCTTTCTATCCCAAGTAAAACTTCATCAATGCCAGATGAAAAATAAGATTTCGCTACATTAGCAGGACTACCAAATGCTGGTCCTAAAATTTGCCCTAAATTAAATGTTAATGCTGCACCGTCTTCTATATTTTCAAAACTTGGTTGATCACCTGGAAACCCTTCAACTTTTGAAAACGCTCTATCATATGTATTTTTATCATTAAACTTGGAAACATTAGGATTATTTTCAGGAGAATTTAATCGAGGTGACATTGGGGGCGAAGAATCTGGAGGTCTTGTTATAGTTGCCTCTTTACCAGCTACAACTGGACCTGTATTACCCATAACAGAATCTTTGTATATTGATTCTAATAATTTCTTGTTGGCTTTATTCACATTAGATATATAACTTAAAAATGATATAAAACCACCACCTTCTGCGAATGCTTTTTTAGACCCTTCTTTCAATTCTTCATGAGAAAGATATTCTGCAAATCCTTTATACGGGCTTGCAGAAGTATATGTATCAAATTCATTTACGGCAGTAATTAAATTACTTTTATGCTCTTCATAATTTTTGATTATGCTATTTTTCTTTGTATCTAACAATAATCTTGATGTTCCCATTTTTTTCCTCTATTGTCTTGACATTTCTTCAAAATTTTCTGCAACAACATCTGATACTTTTCTTCCATCCATATGAACTTCTACTGGACGATTTTCAAGCCCGTTAATTGCAGTTCTTAATTGACGTATTTCTCCTAGCAATGCACCATCACCTTGTGTATTAGTTGTAGAATTAAATGAGCTACTTTGTTGTGGCGTTGCAGCAACTCCTCCACCAGAAAATGCCCTTGCCGATGTCACAACCGCCCCAGGGGTTTCGGCGAATTCTTTAGCACGTTCCATCATACCACTAATTCCGCCACCGCCGAATTTGGCTTGGAAAGACGCCCTTCCCTTACTATTACCACCACTACCCCTGCTTGCCATAATTTCTTGTGATTTTTGTAATGATTCAGCTGGACTTCTTCTTCTATCAGCTTTTTCTTCCGCACCTTTCATATCATAGAATGAAAAACCGTCTTTGGTTCCTGGTGCTTTTTCTTTTCCGAATATTTGCATATTTAATGCTTTTATTTCATCCTTTGGAATTTTATCACCAGGCTTACCACCACTAGCATACAGTTGCTCTAAGATTGCAGGGTGCCATGCAGATTCTATTTTTGCACCTTTCCCAAATGACAGCACCTTCCCAATTGCTTTACTGGCAGCTCCAAGACCTAACATCTTACCCATGCCTTTTAATTTACCCATTGCTTTACCGGCAGCTCCAAACATTTTACCAACTCCCGGAATCTTTTTGGCAAGCCCCATAGCCCCGCCTTTTAAGAGTCCCATTGCTTGCCCAGCAACGCCCATTACTTTTTTCATCCCTGGTATTTTGCCCAATACTTTAGCACCCAATTTATCAAGCATATCTCCTACAACTGGTATACTACGAAATGTATTGATCATCGGGCCGATTCCAGGAATAGCATTTATTGCCATTCCAACTGGATCAGTAAACTTGCCTGCCCATTTACCCATCATTTTTCCAATACCGGTATTCCCCAGCATTTTACTTATTCCACCTTTTTTGAATAGATTTCCAACACCACCCAAGGCACCACCTTCTCTAAACATTCCACCAACACCACCCAATGCACCACCTTCTGCGAATGCACCTGTAATACTTTTCTTAAAATTATCAGCTTTTTCTTTTAATGCTTCTCTAAACCCTGCGGGGCGAGCCTGCCCTGTAGCGTCGGCTTCCATCGCATCGGGAACGCCATCACCATCGGTATCCACACCTGGGACATCAGCAACCATGGTATCAAGTGAACTCCTAAATTCTGGCATTGATTCATCTAGTGGCAAGTTAGCCATGTCTGAAACTGATGGTTTATTTAACTCGTAGCCCGCAAATTCAGCTTCCATTTCTGGAGTCCATTTTGGCAATATTTCTTCTTCATGAACTATTTTAGGTAAATGATCAACGCTTGGTATATCAACTGTTGGCTTATTCATCGCAGCAAATTCAGCTTCCATTTCTGGAGTCCATTTTGGCAATATTTCTTCTTCGTGAGCTATTTTAGGTAAATGATCAATGCTTGGTATATCAACTGTTGGTTTATTCATCGCAGCAAATTCAGCTTCCATTTCTGGAGTCCATTTTGGCACTATTTCTTCTTCATGAACTATTTCAGGTAAATGATCAATGCTTGGTACCTGAACTAGTTCAGGTATATCTGCCCATGGGTCATCTGGCATATCTTCATCTGGTGGAACTGTAATATTAACTGTTGGTCTGCTGCCATCTGATGGAACTGTAACATCACTATCGCGAAGATATTCTTCGTAATCTGTTGCAGATGCAGGACTCCTATCATTTGAAACTAACCTTCTTAAAAATCCACCTTTGTCTTCAGATCTAGCAAATCTATTTATTACACCTTCTGAACCAACAGATTGAGCTAAAGCACCTTGCCAACCACCTCTTGCATAGGCTCGACCCATTCCACCAAAGTTTTTTGCAATTGCTGTATCACCAAAAGCGCCACCTTCACCCAATATTCCACCTTCACCAAATACATTACCTGCCAAACCTCTGAATCCACCCTTTTTATACGCCTGATATGCATTAGCACCTTGACCAAATGCACCACCAGCACCTTTGAAATGTTCATCCAATACATTTGCTAATAAATTTATAGTATCATTGCTATTAATACTTTTGATATAATCACCAACACCTCCTATAAATCCTTGCGTGCCTGATCTAAATTCTTTTACACCACGAGCAAATTTTTCACTATTTTCTTGTTCTCTTTGCCATACTTTTCTTTCATCCTTCTTAAGCTCTTCCCTATATTGATTTGCAGCTGTCATCATTGCTTGTTGTCTTGCTCTTCTTGTAACAGGATCACCTGCAGCAGAAGTAGTTCCAACATCTGATGCAACACCAGCAGCTGCAGCAGCACCACCTCTCATGTTTAATGGAATTACAAATCCACCACGTGCAAATTTTAATGGGCCAGATCCAGGATTGCCATCCATTTTTCTGCCATTTAATGGAAGTACTAATTCAGGGCCAGCTTCACCAATGATTGCTTTAGTAGGCTTAGTAATTAATCCACCTCTAAACTTAGGTTTTGTATTACTCTTCTTCAAAGTTTCTATTGCCTCAGAAAATTTAACAAAAAAGTCGTTTTCCATGAGCTTTTTTTCAAGGTTATCGTAACCCCGCGGGTCAATGCCCAATTTTTTGGCCCATGTTGATCTATTATCATTATACATAGAACCAGTTTGCCTAATTCTTTGTTCTTCTTCTTCTGCAGCTTGCCTAATTCTTTGTTCTTCTTTCTTCTTAAACTTTTCCCTGATGTTATCACCAAAGGAGGTATCTTGCTCAAACAAACTGTCTACATCAAACTCTATTTGCCATCCCTTTATAACCTTCGCCCACTGCTCCGGGCTCATTTTGCCAGCGCCGCCTGGCTTGCTCGATGGTTCATCTGGTATATGTTCATCTGGTGGAACTGTAATATTAACTGTTGGTCTGCTGCCATCTGATGGAACTGTAATATCACTTCGAGGCGGAGGAGGAAACAGCTTGTCCATTTCACGCGATTGATCTGGCGACGCAGTTTTATAATCCATTCCTGTTGCAGTTCTATCTATCGCTGTCTTAGTAATACCAATACCATTACCATTACCATTATCTTCTATTGTTTGTCCAGTTGAGTTATTGGGCGGTCGAGTGTCATCTGCACCTAAGAGCCAACCCAAAAACCAATTCCTTTTGGCAGCAGCATCTAATGCATAACATAAAGCATCTGCTAAACCAGTCTTTATGTTAATCCATAATGCCGAAAGCCTATCTGAAATAGCATCAACACCAGATGCTTGGCCCTCTGGGAACCATTCATGAATCTTCTCTCTTATTTTATCTGCCCATGGGTTTATTTTATCTGTTAGCCATAAACCAATTTGATTTAATAATGGTAAACCAACAGATTTTATTGAATGCCAAATTTTACCCCATGTTGTTCTATTATCATCTAACAGCTCCTGCATATGCTTCATCTTTTTATCATTTTTATCCCATTGAATCCAACCATCTTTAGCTGCTTGATTTAGTTTTTTAGCAAAATCAGCTGAAATACCCATCTTTTTTATAAAGTCTTGTCTTTCACCATATCTCATTTTATCCCATTTACTATTTTTAGCCATTGCATTACCAATTAGCTTATTTATTTCTAAAGTTTTGCCATTCATTGCTAAGTCATACAACGTGTTTGCATTTATATCAGCACCTAATCTCTCATTCATCAATCTTGCCTTTTCCATAGCTGTTTCATAGTCAAGCAATGAATTAGTTAAACCTACTGATTCTTCTAATGAAACACCTATCTTTCTAGCCTGCAATGCCGCTTCAGCTAATTTATCACCAGTACTACCGGAATAAAGTGCAAGTAAATTAGCATCTTTTGTAATATCTCTCATTACAATGCCTAATGAAACACCATGGCGTGATGCATTAGCGGCTACATTTGCTTCAAAATCTTTCAATTCAGCATTAGTCATCCCCATCGATCTTGTAAGAACTTCAACCATTTGAGCCGCTTCATCAACACCAATGCCAAATGCTAAAGACCATTTAGTAGTCGTATCAACCATTTGACCAGTAACTTGCCTTATATCTCCAAATTTAGAAATAAGCGCAACCATAGATGCATCTATTTCTGCTTGCGCCGCACCAACTCTAATCAAACCTCTTTCAAATTTAGCAGTATCATTTATCAATGGCCTGAATTGTTTTCTAGTAAGACCTGTTGCTTTAGATAATCCAGCCATTCTAGTTTCTGCTTTCATAAATAATTTTATAATGACCAAAATAGCAGCTGCAATAGCACCCCACACTCCTAATTTCAATAAATTACTAGAACCACCTTTTGCCATTCCTCCAAAACCCATTTTTCCACTTATTTTTCCAAACAAATCAGAGCTAATTATTTTTTCAAATTTTTTGGTCATCATTGGCGCAAGCTCACCTATACCTTTACTTAGCATTTTACCAACCATAGGTATTCTTTCTGCAAGATTTTTAAATGGATCTAACAATCTTTGTGTTGCATTTTCAGATGATTTTGCTATTTTCTTTCTTTCTTTTAACTCTGCAATCCCTTCTTTTAAAGTATTTTGGTTATGCTTTAATTCTTTTTTAGCCTGGCTCATCTCTAGCTTAAAATTTTTGTCTATTTCTTTTGTTCTTCTATCAATTAATTTTTGTTGCTTTCTTGAAAAATTAAATTCACCTTGTAATTGTTTTTCTTTTTTCTTTCCAAGCTCAGATATTTTTTTTCCAATAGACTTTTCATCCTTTTCTTTCTTTTTACTTACCTTAAATTGATTAGCTATTAATTTTTCAAAATCTTTTGTTTCTTGTTTTTTCTTTGTTTCAAGATCTTTTTGCAATTTATCAAAATTATTATTACTTTTCTCTTGTGTAGAAACAAGTTCATTTATTGCATTATCCCAATCATCTGCAGTTAATCTTTGTTGCTTAGTTATTTTATCTAAATCATCAACATTTTTAACAACACCGCGCATCGCATTATTAAGCAATTTAGTTTCTTGATCAACTAAATTTAAATGATCTGTAACATTTTTCATTACATCATTTAATTCTTGTGAAAAATCAGGCATCTATAATCTCTTATTTCTGGTATATCTTCATCTGGTGGATTTGAATAAATTGTCTAGCATTTCATCAAAAGAAGCTTCTTTACCATTTATAGTTATTTTTTCTTTACTTAATTTTACTAATGCATTTCGTGCTTTTTTTAATTTGTCTAAATCTGGAGTAGAATCATCGTCTACTGCCCCAAGTTTTTTTATTATGCTTGTAAAAATACCTTCATCAAGTATATCTTTTAATTTCATATTATCTCTCCATTTTATATAAATATTGCCCCTACAAAATATTCGTAGGGGCAATGCATTATTTTTTCTTATTCATTTCATCAACTTCTTTATTAGATCTATTAATCCACCACTTTCTTAACCATACAGGCATGTTAAATGCTTCTGTAAAAGTTAATTTACAATGATAAGTTAATGAGAATACTTCTTCATATATGTAACTTTTATGTGTATCATTCAGGCCAAAAAAACTCTACCGTAATTGGTAAATCTACCTCCTGGCGTTGACCACAAGAAATACATTCAAACATTTGTTTCATAACAATATCTGGTTCATTATCATCAACAAATTTTCTGAATTCTCTTGAGTCCCTTACCGGCATAGAATCTACATAATCACTAATTACTTTAGGGCTGATATTACCATTTATTGAAAGAATTTGCTTTTTAAGTCTTGTTGTTACATTCCTATCAACTTGGGCATATTGTCCCCCAGCTCTTTTTATGTTAGCTTGATATTCTGATATTTCTTTTTGTTCACCTGAAGTAAGCAATTTAAATTCAATTTCATTATTTGACTTAGTCTTATATGTAAATTTATTTTCACCTTCTTCAATAGGATCTAAATTAAGTTCATTTACATCTAAATTAGATAAATCAAATTCAAAATCAGCTTCTTCTGAACAACTTGGACATGTTACTGAAATATTGTAATCTGCACCATATCCACTAACTCTTAATGCCATCATAATAGCATTTTTATCACCAGATAAAAGATCATCAACATTAACAGCTTTATTACAAACACATCTTGAAACGACCATATCAACAGCTTTGCCACTTCTAATTAATGATCTTGATGTTAAAATATCTTCTTCAGCTGCTGTCATTTGCCTTACTTCAATTTCTTCTGCCTTATACAACGATGAAACTTTAGAATATATTTTGCCTTTTGATGGAAGCTTAACATATTCTCTTGGAATTTGAAATCCTGCAGCTTGATCTTGTTTTGTTGGTTCTGCTACCTTTACAGGTATTTCATTATCACCTTCAGCCTCAAATGTAATTTGTGGCTTCTTTGGTTCTGCCATGAATCCTCCTATTTTCTAACATTTTTTTTATTTTTAATGGTGAATGTTTTACATCATTTTCCCATACAATAATTACTTTATAACCACATTGTTTTATTTCATCTATTCTAGCAATATCATTTTTTCTTTTATCTAATGCAGAACAATTAATTTGTTCTATAATAAAATTATCTTCATATTTATCTGGATTGCCATGCCAATAATCACCATAATATTCTATGACTGTATCGAATTTATTTAATGTAGAAACTATAAAATCTACTACATGCCCATTAATCCATTGCTGTTGCTTAATATGATCTGTATTAAATATAGGAATTAAAAATTCTTCATAAAATTTAATTTCTTGTTTATTGAATTTATATTTAGCTCTATATTTTTGAACATTGCAACCCAATTTTTTCCATTTTTCAGAATTATTTTTTACAGTATTTTTAATAGACTTAGTTAAATTGTCTTGATGTTTTTTTGTTCTATTAGAAGCATAATTAGATAATTTATCTTTCCAAGTTATTTCTCTTCCAATCATTTTTTTAGATATTGCCATTAATGCTGGATGATTTTCTTTAGTGAGACCTTTATTCCATACTTGTAATTTTCCTTCAGCCCTTAATTTATTTTGTGTTTCAACTGCTTTCTTTCTAGCATTTTCATTATGACCCCAATTATTTTTTATTCTAGATGCATGCCCTTGCTGATAAGAATTTTTAAAACCTAGTTTTATATTTCTAGTTTGCGGGCGTTTTAATTTATTACCACAACCGCAAGAACATAATGGCCATTGGCCATTAAAATAAAAATTAACATAAAATTGCTCAGTA